GTAGGTACAGCAACTGCTGGTGGTAACTTAGTTCCAACAGAATTACTTGCTGGTTCATTTATTGACATTCTTCGTAAAAGAATGGCTGTAATGGCAACAAACCCAACTATGTTGACTGGATTAAGTGGAAACGTAGCGATACCCAGGATGACATCTACATCGACTGCGTATTTCGTTGGTGAATCTGGCGCTCCTACAGAAAGTCAGCAAGCCTTCGATCAGGTCAACATGACACCTAAGACAGTTGGTGCTTTTGTTGACTACTCTAGAAGACTTCTTCTTCAGTCAAGCATTGACGTTGAATCTATGATTCGTGACGATATTGCAAAAGTTATTGCTACTAAGCTTGATAACGCAGCGATTTATGGTTCTGGTAGTTCTAACGAGCCTCTTGGAATTAAAGATACAACTGGTGTAGGTACACAGACAATCAGTACATTTGGTACTTTTGCTGAGTACATCGGAATGGAAACAGACGTTGCAGCAGCTAACGCTGATGTAGCTAGTATGTTCTACCTAATAAATGCTTCTGCTAGAGGTGCGTTGAAGTCAACAGAAAAAGCTTCAAACACAGCACAGTTCGTGTTTGAGGACAACTCAATCAATGGTTATCCAGCTATTGTTTCTAACCAGCTTGCAAACAACGATGTACTCTTCGGAGACTTCTCACAGTTTGTTATTGGTATGTGGTCTGGTTTAGATCTAACAGTAGATCCTTATGCAAATGCAACTGCTGGTAGCGTAAGAATAATCGCGTTACAAGATGTAGACTTCGGTGTTAAACAGCCTGGTGCGTTCTGTTTCGGAACATAATCACATGAAGGTTAAACTGCTAAGAGCAACAATGATCGCTGGAGTCCCAACGGACTCTGGCTCTATTGTTGATGTTGAACAGCATACTGGGGAATATCTAGTTGCTATTGACAAAGCTGAAGCTTATGTTGAAGCTTGCGAAGCACCAATACCTAGTGTAGAAACACTTGTTGAGGAAGAGCCTGTTTCTGAAGACAAAGTTGATTTTGTTCAAATGACGAAAGCACAACTTGAAGTTTACGGAAGACAATTAGGACTTGAACTTGATAAGCGACATAACAAAGCTGATCTAATTGTCGAATTAGAGGAAGCAATCTCAATCATGGAGGAATCTTAAAATGTCTGTTATCCAACAGAACCTAGAGAAGTTAACTGTTGTTGCTGGTGTTGCGACTGCTGCTGTAACAAGCACAGCTACATCAAGCTCAATAGATTTACTCGAATACGATGGTGATGTAATGCTAATTTTGGATAGTGCTGCTGGTGGCGGTTCTTCTCCAACATTAGACATTAAGCTAACCGAATCAGATGCAACAGGTGGTACATTTACAGATTTATCTGGTGCTACTTTTACACAAGTTGTTGATGCTGCTTCAATGCAAACACTTGCAATCAACAAGGATTCAAGTAAGCGTTTCATCAGGATTGTGCAAACAATCGGTGGATCATCCCCAACATTTACTTTTAGTATCAATTTAATTGGTCTTAAAAAGTACGGCTAAACATATAGCCCTCTAATGAGGGCTTTTTTCTTATGGCATTTACTGAAGACTTAGATACATATTTTGCTGATTTTACAGATACTGTTGTTTATAGTTCTACAACTTACAAAGGCATATTAGATCAACCAGATGAAATGATTGCTGATGGACTTGTAGTCACAACTGATTATCAATTGACAGCAAAAACAAGTGATTTGGGAACTTTAGTTTTTGATGCAACAGTAGCAGTTAATTCTGTTAACTATAAGGTTCGTAATGTAAAAAAAATTGATGATGGTACTTTATGTATTGTTTTTCTAATGAAGGTATGACATGGCTACAAAACGAGAACAAATTTTAGCTGCAACCAAAACAAATCTTGCTAACACAACAGGAGTTGGTACTAGGATTTATAGATCTAGACCAGAAGCTTTTGCAAAAGCAGAAACTCCAGCTATTGTTCTTGAGCCAATAAGTGATACTCCACAGGATACAAGCAGTTTTAATAACTCAGTAACATGGGAATTTAGGATTCGTATTTCTGTAATTGTTAGAGGCGCAGTACCAGATAGTGTAGCTGATCCAACGATTGAGAGTTTACATACGAAAATTCTTACAGATACAACTGTAGGAGGTCTAGCTATAGACATAAGGCCATCTACAACTTCTTTTGAAGTTCTTGAGGCTGATGAACCAGCAGGGATCGTATCTTGTGAGTTTGATATTGAATATCGAACTTCATATAATAGTTTAACTACATAGTATTGTTGTATTCTCAAGCCTAACAACCCTGATTGTTTATTATGAGTAATGAAATCCCAAATGAGGGCGGAACTTACATTCTGAACCCTAAAACTGGCAAGCGAAAGCTAGTTCAACAAACAAAAAAAGCAGAAATCCCTACTGAGGTAATTACAGATGGCACAACTGACAAGGAAGAGAGTAATTCTGATTGAAGCAGAAAGCTCATACGGAACTGATCCTACTCCGGCGGCTACAGATGTAGTTTTAGTAACTGATCTTAGTATCACACCACAATCAAGTGATGTTGTTAATAGAGATGTTGTCAGACCATATCTTGGATCATCACAACAGTTATTAGCAAACACCAGAGTTGAGTGTACATTCAGCGTTGAATTTTGCGGAAGTGGCCAGGCTGGAACTGCGCCTCGATATGGAAGTGCGCTTAAGGCGTGTGGCTTATCTGAGACTGTTAGCAGCGGAACCAGCGTTACTTACGAACCAATCTCAGCTAACTTTTCATCTGTTACTATCCATTACAACGTAGATGGTGTAAGGCATATTGTTACCGGGTGTCGAGGCACAGTTGCATTGTCAGCCGAGGTTGGCGCGATCCCAACTCTCGATTTTACTTTTACCGGAATATACAATGCTCCAACAGACACAGCATTACCCTCCGTTACTTATGGTAATCAAGCAACTCCATTAATATTTAAAAATGGCAACACAACTAGTTTTCAACTTCTAAGTTATGCTGGTGCGCTTCAGAGTTTAAGTTTTGATATTGGTAATTCAATTGTCTATAGAGAGCTTGTTGGAGGAACAAAAGAAGTCCTTTTAACCGATAGAGCAGCAAATGGTTCAGTAACAATAGAAGCACCAACTATTGCGCAGAAAGATTATTTTGCCGCTGCTCTAACAGATACTTCTCTAGGTAACATACAAGTTACACACGGCACAACTGCTGGTAATATTTGTAAGTTTTCAAGCGCTAAAGTTGATATTGGTGATGTTACTTACGGAGAAATGGATGGAGTTAATATGCTTGAAATTCCATATACATTAGTTCCAAGTTCAGCTAATGATGAGCTAACTTTCTTATATACTTAACTTTTTAAGACTTAAGAGCTAGAGTGTAGAAGTATATTTATTTCTACACTTTATGACTTTCGTAAGAAAAAAGAACAAAAACTTTAAATGGCCTGTTGTTGTTCGTGAGCCAAGTGAAAACGATGCTGGAGTTTTTGAGGAAAGTGAATTTATCGCTCTTTTTAAAAGATTAAATAGAAGCGATTATTCAAAAGCAGTAGATTCTAAAACTGAATTTGAAATGTTAAAAATGATGCTTGTTGGATGGGAGAACATGAAAGAAGAAAATGGTGAAGAAATTGTGTTTAATCACCAAAATCTTAAAGATATGATGGAGGATTCTTATTGGCTAAATGCTGTTCTTGCTGCATATACTTCATCTTTTACAGAAGAAAAAATAAAAAACTAAAAGAGGCAGTTCTTTACTGGTTAAGAGGAGGGAAAGAAATTATTGATCAAACTCAAGAAGATGCAAAGGCATTTGGTTTAGAACTGCCGAATGAAAAAAAAGATAAAAAAGATAAAAATTTTGAAATTTTAGATGATAATTGGGATGCAGTTATGATTTTTTGTAATATGCAGACACAATGGCAAACATCTATGGCTGGTTATGTAGGATTAAAATATGAAGTTCTTTTAATGCAAGGTGGTATGTTTGACCTTTACAATATTACAGATAGGCGTAAAATCTTAGAAGAGCTACAAATTATGGAAGCTGCTGCTTTAAAAGAACTAAGTAAGGATAAAAAATAAATGGCTAGTCAAACTTCTAAAATATTAATAGCATTTCAAGCTCAGAAAGATCAAGCAGTAGTTGCTGCATTTAAGAAAATAGGAAGAGAATCAAGAACATTAGAAAAAAATTTTACAACACTTAGTGATAAAGGTATAAAAAAAATAAGAAACGAATTTAATAAAATGGCGCAAGGTTCTGCAACTAGTTTGCAAGCAATGAGAGCGCAAAAAAACGCACTTATGGGGCTGCGTGATCAGGCTGATGTTACAGGTTTAGAGTTTAAACAGTTAACTGCTGATATCAATAGATTAGATCGACAGATGCGTAAAGCTGGTACTGGTGCTACTGGATTTAAGGGTAGATTAAAAGGTTTTGCAAAAGGTGCTGGTGCTATTGCTGCTGGTGGAATTTTTGGAGGACCAGAAGGTGCAATAGGTGCTGGTATTGGTGGAATTATAGGAGGAGCGCCAGGTGCTTTGACAGGTGCTGCTGTTGGTGCGCAAGTTGGAATGTTAAGACAGTCAATTGCTGAAACAGCTTCATACTCTGCTGGATTAAGGCTACAAAGAGAAGCCTTGAATCTTGTTATTGGAGATACAGAAAAATATACTGCTGCTCAAAAATTCTTATCTAAGACTTCAGAAAGTTTAGCTATTCCACAAGATGTTATTACAAGACAATTTACATCTTTAACTGCTTCCGTAAAAGGTGCTGGTAAATCCACAGAGGATGCACAGGAAGTATTTGAAGCAATAGCTGCTGGTATAAGAGGTACTGGTGGAACACTAGAGGATATGAAAGCTGCCATGAGAGCAACAAGTCAGGTATTCTCAAAAGGCAAGGTAAGCGCCGAGGAATTAAGACAACAGTTGGGCGAACGCTTACCTGGCGCGTTTACTTTGTTTGCTAAATCTATGGACAAAACCCCACAAGAATTAGATAAAGCTTTAGAACAAGGAAAAGTCACTTTAGATGACTTTATGAAGTTTGCAAAAGAACTTACAAAGGAGTATGGAGAGAATGCAAAAATTCTTGCAAGTGGCCCTGCTGCTGCTGGTGATAGGTTAAAAACTGCAATGTCTAAATTAAGAGATAATTTAGGAACTATTCTTGGACCTATTGGTGCTAGTTTTCAAGATACTTTTACTGTAATTGTTAAAGTGATTGATAGTGCTGTTGTTGGACTCAAGAACTTTTTAAAATTAGGTGAAGAGTTTGAAAAGCAAAAATTAGCAGATAAAACGGCTGAAAGAGATGCTTTACAAACAGAAATCACGCGTTTTAAAAAAATGAAAGAAAATGATGATGCGTTAATGAAATCAATAAGAGAAAGACAAAAATTAGGAGAAAAAATATCAAGAGACGAATTATTTGATGCTGGTACGGCTCAAAAAAGATCAGAGATGTTAACTATTAAGTTAAAAAATTTAGGAATAGAATTAAAAGATTTAAATATAGATATTGGAGTTATTCAAACTTCTATAGACAGAATGAATATAAGTGTTGATAACACAGAAGATTCTACAAAAAACTTAGGGAATACAAGTGCAAATGTTCTTCAATCAATGAAATCTGGCATGATGGAATATGCAAATTCTATAAAAGATGTAAACAAACAAATTTCAGACGCAACAGTTAATGCTTTCAAAGGTATGGAAGATGCATTAGTAAATTTTGTTTTAACAGGTAAATTAAGTTTCTCTAGTTTAGCTAGATCCATTCTTGCAGATTTAACGAGAATGATTGTTAGACAACAAATTTTTAATGCTTTGAGTGGTTTTCAAAGTAATTTTATAAATCCATTTTCACCTAAAGGACCAGCAGACAATATTGCAGATTTTATGGGTGCAGGGCGTTCTCTTGCTGAGGCTCAAACAATAGCAAGTGGAGGATTTGTTGAGACAGTAATAGGACCAAATGCTGTCGGAAATGCATTTGCTAAAAATGGTATTGTTCCATATCGCAATGGTGGCGTAGTTGGATCTCCTACTATGTTTCAATACGGAGGATCTAACCTTGGCATCATGGGAGAAGCTGGCCCGGAAGCTATACTCCCATTAAAGCGTGGTGCTAATGGAAAACTTGGAGTGCAAAGTTCTGGAGGAGTTGGTAATATTGTGGTAAATGTAGATGCTTCTGGGTCTTCTGTCGAAGGAAATTCACAACAATCAGCAGAACTTGGAAAGATGTTAGGTGCTGTTGTACAAGCAGAACTTATAAAACAAAAACGACCAGGAGGGTTATTAGGTTAATGGCAGAAACATTCCCAACGATAGAACCTGTATATGGGGTAAGTAAAACTGTAGAACCTTTTGTTACTAGAACAAGATTTCAAGATGGCTATGAGCAAGTAATAAAGTTTGGATTAAATATAAATCCTAAAGTTTTTAACCTTTCTTTTGAAAATATAACAGAAGCAGAAAGTGACACAATAGAAACCTTTCTTGATGCTCGAATTGCAGATGGAGATTATTTTAATTGGCAAGCACCTGATGAAGCATCTACTTCTAAATATCGTGCATTGAATAGAAAAAAAACCATACCATACCCAAACCTTGCAACAATTACAGTTACGTTTACAGAAGTATTTGAACCCTAATGGCAATACCTGTAGCTGAATTACAAAAACCTAATCCAAGTAATATTGTTGAGCTTTTTCAGCTTGAGCTAAACACGACAATGCATGGAGTTTCGCAAACTTACTATTTTCATAACGGAACTAATACAAATGAAGATAAAAATGTAATTTTTAATAATCTTGAATATACTCGGATGCCGATAGAAGCTGAAGGTTTTGAGTATAATGGTAAGCAAACACCAAGACCTACTTTAAAAATATCTAATATTTTAGGAACAATAACAACAATTTTACTTACACTTCCTCAAGGATTAGAAGGTGCAAAGGTTACAAGACTTAGAACTTTACAAAGATATATTGATAATACAAACTTTACAGGTGGTGAAATTTTATTAGAAAATGGTTCAAATATTTTATTAGAAAGTGGTAGTGCAATAGATATGGAATCAGGTATAAATCCGTTTGGAACTCCAGACCCTACAGCAACTTTTGATGAGCAGATATTTTTAATAGATCGTAAATCAGGAGAAAATAGAGCAGTAGTTGAATTTGAACTTGCTGCAAGTTCTGACGTTCATGGAGTTAGATTGCCAAAACGACAGGTGTTACCCGATGATTTCCCTGGTATAGGTACGTTTTTCTAATGTGGCAAGATGAAGCACTAGAACACGCAATACAAGCAGATCCAAAAGAATCTTGTGGTTTGCTAATTGTAAAAAAAGGAAAAGAGATATATTTTCCTTGTCAAAATTTAGCAACAGAACCTACAGATCAATTTATCTTGTCACCAGAAGATTGGATAGAAGCAGAAGATCAAGGAGAAGTAATTGGTGTTGTTCATAGTCATCCTGTAACAAGTCCAAATCCAAGCGAAGCTGATAAAGTAGCTTGTGAAAAATCTAATTTAAAATGGTGGATAATCCAACCTAATCTAAAACAATGGGGTTATTGTGAGCCTTGTGGCTATAAAGCTCCTTTAATTGGAAGGCAATGGGTTTGGGGTGTTACTGATTGTTGGAGTTTATGTAGAGATTGGTATAAAGAAGAATTAGGTATAGAACTTATAGATTGGATCAGACCAAATTCATCTGAAGAGTTTATAAAAAATCCGATGTTTGCAGATTGTTTTGCAAAAACAGGCTTTCGTGAGTTGTTACCAGAAGAAGATCTAAGGTATGGAGATTTATTATTAATGTCAATAAGTAGTAGCGGATTAAATCATATTGGTGTTTACTTAGGACAGCAAACAGTTTTGCATCATTTACAAAATAGATTATCAAGTCGTGATCTATTAGATGAATGGCTGCTAAAATGCACAGGTAAAAGGATTCGTTATGCTGCGTAAAATTAAGCTATACGGAGAACTCGCAAAGTTTCTAGGAGAGAAAAACCTAGAAGCTGAAGTTAATAATGCTGCACAGGCGATAAGATTTTTAGTCGTTAATTTTCCTAAGTTAGAAAAACATATGTCTGATAGGCATTACAAAGTTATTTTGGATAATTGGGAACTTAAGGAGAAAGAATTACATTATCCTAGTGGAACTAATGATATAAAAATTGTTCCTGTGGTTGGAGGTGCTGGAGGAAATACAGGAAGAATACTTTTAGGTGCTGCATTAATTGGAGCTAGTTTTATGTTTCCTGGTGCTGGTATGTTTGGAACTTATGGTTTTGGAGGATCTGCTGCTGCTGGAACAACACTTACACAAGCACAAATCGCTGCTGGTTTTACAGTAGGTAGTGCAGCTATGACTACACTAGGAACAATAACATCTGTGATTGGTGCTTCTCTTGTTTTGAATGGTATAAGTCAAATGCTTACACCTGTGGAAACTATTCCAGAAAGTAGCCAAGACCCTAGAAGGTCATTTAATTTTAGTGGCATCCAAAACACCTCAAAAGCCGGTGTTGCCGTTCCTGTGATATACGGACGTACCATGACTGGATCTGTCGTGATCTCTGCAAATATCACAAATGAACAGGTGGAAGTATGAGTAAAATTATTGGCTCTGGCGGTGGAGGAGGAAAAGGCGGTGGAGGAGGCGGTGGTACTCCTACCGAGGCAAAAGATAATTTAGACTCAAAAAGTTTTGCTAGAGTTTTAGATCTTATTGGAGAAGGTGAAATACAAGGACTTGAAGATGGTGCAAAATCTATATTTTTGAACAACACACCACTACAAGCTGCTGATGGTACTTTTAATTTTAAAGATGTAACTTTTGAAGCACGAACAGGAACATCAAATCAAACAACCATTCCTATAACAAGAGATGTTGCGACAACCAAAGCAACAGGTTTTTCTACAGTTCCACAGGCATCACCAAAAATAATACAGATTACAGACTCAAATGTTGATGCAGTTTCAGTACAGATAACAGTTCCTCAACTACAAAAATTTAGTGACGAAGGAGATATTTTTGGAACAAGTGTAGAACTTGCTATAGCTGTACAATATAGTGGTGGGTCATATTCAACAGTCGTTTCTGGTAATGCTGGAACTATTACAGGAAGAACACCTGACGCATATTTGCGTGATTATTTAATAAATTTAGATGGGGCTTTTCCTGTAAATATTAAAGTCACAAGAATTACAGCAGATAGTGGATCTAGTAAATTAGTAAATTCTTTTCAATTTAATAATTATGTAGAAATAAAATATGACCAAAGAACATACCCAAATACAGCACTTGTTGGATTAAAAGTTGACGCTGAACAATTTAGTTCTATCCCAACTAGAAAATATTTAGTAAAGGGAATCAAAGTAAAAGTTCCACATAATGTCACTTCTGTAAATGCAGACGGAAGTTTAAACTACTCAGGAACTTTTAACGGAACTCTTGGTGCTGCTCAATTTACTAGCGATCCAGCTTGGTGCTTATACGATCTCTTAACTTCTGACAGGTATGGTTTGGGTTCTCATTTACAAGAATCAAGCTTAGATAAATTTAGCTTTTATCAAGCATCTGTTTATTGTGCTGAACAGGTAGATGATGGAACTGGTACAGGTTCAACAGAACCTAGATTTAATTGTAATGTTGCGATTCAAAATCAACAGGAAGCTTATAACGTCATAAATCAAATGTGTAGTGTCTTTAGATCAATGCCATTCTGGAGTGCTGGTGCATTAACTATTGCACAAGATTCACCAAAAGATTCTAGCTATTTATTTACACTTGCAAACGTATTACAACCTGGCTTTAGTTATTCAAACACGAGTCAAAAGGCAAGACCTACAGTTGTTATTGCTAAATATTTAGATTTAGAACTACGAGATATAAATTATGTGGAGCAGATTGATACCGCTAACCAAGCTAGGTACGGAAGTATTGTTAAAAATATAGATAGTTTTGCTTGCACATCAAGGGGTCAGGCTTCTCGTTTAGCGAAGTGGATGCTCTATATGAGTAATGTAGAGAGAGAAGTAATTACATTTAGTTGTGCTATAGATGCTGGAGTTCTTGTAAGGCCAGGTCAAGTTATAGAAGTTGCAGATGAAATGAGAGCAGGGGAACGAAGAGGTGGTCGTATTAGTAGTGCAACAACTACAGCTATAACTGTAGATGATTCAACAGGACTTTCATATTCTGTAGGTTCTACTTTATCTGTTATTCTTTCTGATGGTTCTGTTGAAAATAAAACTGTAAGCGGTATATCAGGAAGTGTTATTTCAGTATCAAGTGCTTTTACTTCTGCTCCTCAAACAAATAGTGTTTGGATTTATCAAACAACAGGACTTCAAACAAGCACTTGGAGAGTTTTATCAATAGAAGAAAAAGATAGAGCTTTTTATACAATTACTGCAAGTGAATACAATTCTGGTAAATACGCACACGTTGAAAGTGGTATCACTTTACCTACAAGAGATATAACAAATTTAGATATAGCTCCATCTGCTCCAACTGGTATTACAGCAGAGGAAGTTATTTATGAAAATACTGGGATTGCAAGAGTAAAAATTATTGTAAGTTGGACAACTTCTACTGATAATGTTTATGTCAGATGGAGATATGAAGATGGTAACTATACCTCTCGTTCTGTTGAAGGTGCTAAAAGTTATGAGATACAAGATACGATTGCTGGTAATTATACGATTGAAGTTTATAGCGTTAGCTCATCAGGATTAAGATCTACATTACCTAACTCACTTAGTCCATTTGTAGCTGTAGGAAAAACTGCTGTTCCAGCTAATGTAAGTGGTGTTAGCTTATTACCGATAGACGAATCAAGTGCAATCTTAAGTTGGAATCGTGCCACAGAATTGGACGTGTTGTTGGGTGGGAAGACCCTTATCAGACATTCTTCTTTAACATCATTAGCACAATGGAAAGATGCACAGGAAATTGTAGTTGCTGCTGCTGGAAACCAGACTCAAAAAATTGTTCCTTTACTTTCTGGAACTTATCTAATTAAATTTGAGGATGATGGAGGAAGGCAATCTGATGCACCTGGTTCAAATGACTCAGATTGGAATAATACTAGAGTTACAACAAACTTACCAGCACCTACGGAAAGACTTGTGGTATCAACTGTTGATGAGCATACTGCAAACTTTACAGGATCTAAAACTAATACTGTTTATGACTCTTCTATAGATGCTTTAAAGCTAACAGTTACTAGCAATGCAACAGCAACATCAGGAGAATATGCCTTTGCAAACTCGGTAGATTTAACACAACCCTATGATGTAAATTTAAGAAAAACTCTTAAAGCTAGTAATTTTATATTGAATAGTTTATGGGATTCAAGAACTGATTTGATTGATACTTGGGGTTATATAGATGCTGTTGGAGGTACAACTGAAGCAACAAAATGTAATGCTGCTGTTTATGTAAGATCAACTAATGACAATCCATCTGGTTCTCCAACTTGGAGTGATTACAAGGAATTTAGTAATGTATTGATAACTGGAAGAGCATTTCAATTTAAGGCAATATTAACAAGTAGTGACACAAACCAAAATATAGCTGTAACTCAATTAGGAGCTACACTAGAATTACAAGGAAGAACAGAATCTATCTCGACTCCAATTACTACTGGATCGTCACAATATACTGTATCTTTCACAAATCCATTTAAAAATACACCAACTGTCGTAGTGACACCAACAACTCAACAAACAGGTGATTTCTTTGAACTTGCTAATATAAGCAGAACAGGATTTCAAGTGACATTTAAAAATGGTAGTGCAGCAGTCGCAAGATCTTTTGTATGGGCTGCATCAGGTTTTGGTAAGGAGGTTACATAAATGAGTAATGGACATGATTTTGACATTGCCAATGCCGTAGGCCAAACATTCCGATCAGATTTGAATGTTTGTCTTGGTGATATTCAATCATCTAATAGTGGTTCTTCTGCTCCTACCACTACTGTTGCTTATAAGATATGGGCTGATACTGCTAATAATTTATTAAAAATAAGAAATAGTTCAAATAATGGTTGGTTAACTTTAGGTGATTTGACAGATGCTAATAATCTTGGACTTGCAACCAAAGCATCCCCTACATTTTCTGGAACTGTTACTTCTGCTGGTGATTTGATATTAACTGGTACTGGGTCGTTACAGTTACCATCAGGAACTACTGCTCAAAGACCAACCCCAGCGACAGGCGATATAAGATTCAATACTAGCCTTACGCAATTTGAAGGTTATAACGGAACTGGATGGGGAGAGATTGCTAATGGAGTGCCAGCAGGGTCAGTATTTACCTTTGCTACTTCTACTGTTCCATCAGGTTATTTAGAATGTAATGGTGCTGCTGTCAGTAGATCAACTTATGCTAGTTTGTTTAGTTCAATATCAACAACATGGGGAACAGGAGATGGATCTTCTACATTTAATCTGCCTGATTTAAGAGGACAGTTTGTAAGAGGTTGGGATAATAGTGCTGGAGTAGATAGCGGAAGATCTTTTGCATCTAGTCAATCAGATCAAAACAAATCTCACGATCATACAGCAGCCACAACAAGTTTAACTGGTGCTATAAATGGAATATCTGAATCTTTTGGAAGTTTTGGAGGTTCTGCTAGTGGTGTATTTACAAAAGTTGGGGGTAATACTTTAGGAGGAACACCTGGAAGTCCTGACTCCAATGTCTGTGGAGGAGTTAATTTTGATGCTTCTCATACTCACACTATTGCTTCTGATGGTGGAACTGAGGTTCGTGTAAAAAACAAAGCCCTTATGTATGTTATTAAATTCTAATTATGACAAATAAAAAAATATCAGAATTAACCGCTTTAACCGCACCAGCTAGTACTGATGTGTTAGCTATTGTCGATGTAAGTGGTGGTGGTACAGGTTCAAACAATAAGATTACATATGCAAATTTACTAAGCAAAGCACCTGATGGATCTGCTTCAGCACCATCTTTTAGTTTTAATTCCGATCCAAATACAGGAATAAGTGGTGGATCAGATACTTTAACCCTTAGTACTGCTGGAGTTGGAAGGTTAACAATCAGTTCTGCTGGTCTTGTCACAATCCCTGGTGATTTAACTGTTAGTGGTACGACAACCACGATTAATACAACCAATCTTGATGTAGAAGATAAAAATATTACTCTTGGAAAAGTTACAACACCATCTGATACGACTGCTGATGGCGGTGGATTAACGTTAAAAGGAGCTACAGATAAAACATTTAACTGGATTGATTCAACAGATTCTTGGACAAGTAGTGAACATATTTCTGTTTCTGCTCAAAAAGAATTTAGATATTTAGATAGTGATTCATCACATTATGTAGGTTTTAAATCTCCAGCTACAGTTTCATCAAATGTTGTCTGGACATTACCTTCTGCTGATACAGGAGTAAGTGGATATGTCTTATCTAGTAATGCTTCTGGTGTTCTTAGTTGGGTAGCTCCTGGTCAAAATGCAGATCCTAGTTTTACAGGAACATTAACTCTTACCAATGATGGAAATATAAGAGGGTTTGCTTCTCACCATGCAACTTATACTGGATCGCTAAAAACCTTTACAGTTACAGTTGCAAGTAAAACCGCAGCCCATAGATATAACGGAAGTGGATCTGGTAATGGTTATGTAATTGATGGTAAAGAATCACCATTTTTAAGTCTCACACCAGGTCGTACTTATAAGTTTGACCAATCAGATGGTAGTAATAGTGGTCATCCTCTTCGTTTTTATCTTGAGTCAAATAAAACTACAGCTTATACAACCAACGTAACGACAAGTGGAACTCCTGGTTCTAGTGGTGCATATACGCAAATCGTTATAGCAGATACCACTCCAATGGTAATTCATTACCAATGTTCAGCCCATTCGTTGATGGGTAATGCTGTTCAGACAAACTCTGCTACAGCTACAGGAACTTTGCTATCTAGCTTGAGTGTTAGTGGAAATATGGATGTTACTGGCACATTTACTGTTAGTGACAATATTTTGATGACAGGAACAGGTGCTATTGATGTTGCTTCTGGCACGACTGCTCAAAGACCAGGATCTCCCTCTGGAGGTATGTTTAGATTCAATAGTCAAACTTCAGAATTTGAAGGATATAACGGAAGTTCTTGGGGTGAAATTGGTGGAGTTGCAGCTACAGGAACAGCAGATTTATTGGATATTGCATCATCTTCTGGAACTGGTGGAGGTTCTGCTACATTTAACGGATCTGCTTATAGATTTAAGCTAGTTACTAAAGGAACAAGTACAGCAGTAACACCAAGTAATGCAGAAATCTTACGAGTCTCAATTAATGGTGTGATGCAACAACCCAATGATGGGTCTGGACAGGGTGATATGACAGATGGATATGTTATTAGTGGTACTGATATTATCTTTGACTCTGCTCCTCCTAATGGTGCAACATATTTCATTATTAATATGGGAGCTACGATTGCGATTGGAACTCCTGGTGACAATACAGTAACAAGTGCAAAGATCGTTGATGGCACTATTGTTAATGCTGATATAAACGCAAGTGCAGCGATAGCAGCTTCCAAGATAGCTGGCCTTGCAACTTCAGCTACAACAGATACTACAAATGCTTCTAACTTAGCTTCTGGAACTATACCTGATGCACGTTTTCCTTCTGCCCTACCAGCTATAGATGGATCTGCATTAACTGGAGTTTCATCACAAAAAGCTGATGGTTGTATCACAGAAAACTCGCTAACAATTTCAAATAATTATACTATGACCACAAACAAGTCAGGAGTTAGTGCAGGGGATATAATAGTAGCAAGTGGAGTAACAGTTACCATTCCGTCAGGTTCACGTTATGTTATTGTCTAGGGGGTCAAAATTATGCCAATAGGATTAAACGGATCAGGAACAGTAACAGGAATAAGCGTAGGTGGATTACCTGATGGAATAATACAAAGTGCTGATTTAGCAAGTGGTGCAGTTGGAAAATGGACTCATGTAAATTACACTTCCATTGGCACAGGTGGAAGTTATACGTTCTCAGGAATACCAACTGATACTACAGCATTTCGTATAAATTTTTTAAACATATCTAGTAATACAGGTTCTAATGGTAGTGAAAGTTATACAGGATTAAGATTAGGTACTGCTTCTGGGCTATTAGATAGTGGTTATAACGCTATTGTTTCTTATCTTGAAACGAGTTATCAAAGAGTTGATGCTTGGACAAGTAGGCATATGTTATACAATCTGAATTATGGAAGAGCAGAACACGTTTTTAATGGTCAAATTCAATGCTGGAAAACTGCTGGTACGGATAGATGGAATATAATGTCAGATGTAACTAGAGGTAATAATGCAACTTATTTTTCGGGGCAAGGTTATGCAAATTTAGGAGCTAATATTACACAAGCACAATTATTTTTAAATACTGGCTCATTTGATAATGGTTCAGCATCACTAAGTTATTATCAAGATTAATATGAAAAATACTACACTTGACATACAAACAGGCAAAATAACAGAAACAACAATTTCTGATACACCGCCTACAGATGCAGAAGCACTTGCTAATTTAAGGTCTACAAGAAATAATTTATTAGCAGAAACAGATTATCTTGCACTTGCAGATCACACACTTACTGATGCAATGAAAACTTATAGACAAGCTCTTAGAGACTTACCAGCTAATACTGCTGACCCTAACAACGTCACTTACCCAACAAAACCTAGTTAACCATGAGCCAAATCAAGTTATTACATAGCGGTGGAAATGGAGTTATATTAGCTGCACCTAGTTCTAACCCTGCATCTGATCGTACCCTTACCTTACCTGGTGATGCTGATGGAACGATAGCTACAACTGCAACTGCTGGTAAAATTTTGCAAGTTGTACAAACAGTTAAAACAGATCAGTTTACTAGCACAGCTTATGCTTATACAGATGTTACTGGAATGTCTGTAAGCATCACACCAGCATCAGCATCAAACAAAATATTAATTAATTTTGAGCTACAAGTTGGTGGTACAGCAAATAACTATGCTTCTTTTAGGTTACTTAGAGATTCAACACATATAGGAGTACCTACTGGATCTGGTGTTTTGGGAGGTGGTGCAAGAGTTGGAACACTTGGTTCTTTATCACATGAAAATAGTTATCAACTAGAAAATACTGGAACTTCTTTTTTAGATTCTCCAAATACGACTTCTGCTATAACTTATAAGCTGCAAGTTAGTGGTTATAGTAACAGAAATATTTCAATTAACGTACCAACGTCCACAAGTACAGCATCTAATAGTTATACAGCTACTGGTATTTCAACAATAACCGTAATGGAGGTGGCAGCATGAGTAGGCTTATAACAAACGCAATACGATCCACTTCTGCTTCAGCAGATGCAATTACTTTTGATAACTCAGGCAAACCAGCTTTTCCTAACGGAGGTGCTGGTAAAATTCTTCAAGTAGTATCAACAACTAAAACTAGTACCTTTTCAACATCTTCAAGCAGTTATACAGATGTAACTGGGCTATCAGTATCTATAACACCAACTTCAACATCAAGTAAAATTTTTATTACAATTAATGTAATGGCTGCAACTGATAATAGTACACAAGGATTTTTTGAAATTTTTAGAACTTCAGATAATACTTCTGTTTGTATAGGAGATGATGGAGGTGGTAGCAGACAAAGAGGATCTTTTGGCCCAACTTATTTTAACGATACAAATGATCTTAAAGAATGTGGTATGAGTTTTTTAGACTCTCCTAACACAACTTCAGCCTTTAATTACAAAGTAAGATGCAAGAATCAAGGAAGTGGAAATGTTTATGTAGGCAGATCAAATAGTGATGGTGACGCAGCCCATACAGGAAGATATCCTTGCACAATTACAGTCATGGAGGTAGGAGCATAATGGGATTAACTAAAGCACAAGCTGCTGGACTTGCTGATACTTCTGTTAGTGCAGGGAGTTATGGTTCGGCTACTGCAATACCAGCAATTACAGTTGATGCACAGGGTAGGATAACGGCTGCATCTACTAATGCAATATCGGCTGGCGGTGAAACTGATGGTATATTTCAAAACCCGATAGCAGCAGCAGGGAATATTACGATTGGTAATAATAAAAATGGTTTAGCTGCTGGCCCTTTCTCAATGGCAACCTATACTTTAACTATACCCTCTGGATCGGTGTTCACTATAGTCTAATGCCAGTATCAATCAACGGAAACACAGGAGTAATTACAGGACTTGCAGTAGGGGGCTTACCTGATGGAACGATAGACGCAGATTCTTTAGCTTCAAATGCTGTTACTTCTGCGAAACTAGCAAGTGGTGTTGGTGGTAAAGCACTACAAGTTTTAAGTGTTAGTAAAACAGATACAACTTCTTATACTGGAACAAGTTTTGCGGATATAAGTGGAATTACTTTAAATATTACACCTCAAACAAATAGCAAAGTTTTAATACAATTTAGTTATGCTTATGGTGCAGATAATATTGCTGGTGGATCAGTAAGAATCGCAAGAATAAAAAGTGGAACAACTACATATTTAGCTGTTGCTGATACCGCAGGATATGATGGTGTTAGTAGCAGTATGACTTCTTACGTTGGTGGTAATGACGCAACGAATCAAATTTATCATCAAGCTTTTCATCATTTAGATGCAAGTCCAGGTGGGGATGGTAGCACAGCAATAACTTACAAAATGCAATGGAGAATAGGCAGTGGAGCTATTTATTTAGGTCGTGATAGTACAGGTTCTATCTCAGAGTATGCTGGTGGTAATGAATTTACATTAACGGAGTATGCAGCATGACAGGAAAGATTAAGCTCGTACATTCTGGTGGTAATGCGGTTTCGATAGCCGTACCAACATCAAATCCTTCTTCAAGTGAAGTTGAATTTAAGTTACCTGGCTCTGATGGAAGTGCCAACCAGGTTTTAAAAACAGATGGTTCGGGAAATTTATCATTTGCGTCTGAAACAGCCGATTTTGTAAAACTTGCATCGGTACAAGATTCTACAGGCGGTACTGTATCTAACTTTACTTTTGATAGTTTGGATACATCAACTTATCAAGCATTTAAGTTAATAATGAATATGACCCCAACAGATGAAAGTTCTGTTGAATTAAGGTTTCGTTGGAGAGTTAGTGGAACAGATCAAACTTCAGATGAATATAACTGGACTAATTTAGGTGTTTCAGGAGGTGGTAGTTACTTTGACAATGCAGATGAAGAAACTTTTGGATTATTTTCTTTTAGTGCTGGTGATAAAACTGGGGAAGGTTATAGAATGATAGATGCAACAATTATTCCTAAAACATCTTCTGACTTTAATCAATCAAGAAATAGCTATTATGTTATGGCTCAAAGATATGATTCGTCTGCATCACACCGAGGAGAAACTAATTTTGGTACATATAATGTAAGTGTAAATCCTGATGGATTTATAATATATGCAGCATCAGGAAGTTTTAAAAATTATGGTTACACTCTTTATGGACTTAAAAGATAATGGCTAGATTTCATTTAATCAACGGAGAAAGAGTTGCTTTTACAGCAGAGGAAGAAACTGCTAGAGATGCAGAGGAAGCTGTTGTAAAAAGTTACCAAGATGCAAATGGTTACAAACTGAATAGAAGGGATAATTATCCAAGTATTCCAGAACAACTAGATTTACTTTGGCATGCAATAGATGCTGACGCAGACTTAAAAACAAAGTTAAGTGCATTCTATAATTCTATTAAGGCAGTAAAGGACGCTAATCCAAAACCTTGAGTACATTAAAAGTCGGAGTAATAAGAGATTTACCAGCTAGTAGCTCCCCAACTCTTGATTCTGATGGTAATCTAGATATAACATCTGTTACTTTTCCTACTGAACCTACTTAATTATGTCTCTTGACCATGAAGCTATATATGAAGCTTACAAATCAGAAACAAAACCTGTTGTTTCTATAGACGACTCTGCTGGAGCGTTTGACGCTGATGGTAATGCAGTTTCTTTAGACAGTACCAAAATAGCAGCAGCTAGGGCGAGCCTTGACACAGCCGCAGCAGCGATAGCCTACAAGTCTCAAAGAACTGGTGCTGATGGTACAACAGATACTATCTACCCAACAATCGGAGATCAGCTAGATGCTCTGTATAAAGATATTGTTGCTGGTACAGTAACTACATCGGGTGCTTTTGCAACTGCAATCAAAGCTACTAAGGACAAATATCCAAAACCATAAATTATGAGCAGCAGATTAATTGTTAACAGTATTAGGCATACAGGAGCTTCTGGTGATGGAGTTACCCTAAATTCAGATGGTACGGTTGCCGTTCCAAATGAGTTGACTTTAGGTTCTAATAAACACGTTGTAATACCAGCCGGAACAACTGCACAAAGAGATAGTTCACCTCCAAATTATTCTCTTCGTTATAACACTACGTTAGGTGAATTAGAGTTTTGGGATGGTACTAATTGGAATACAATAAACCAAACTAAGACTTGGGATCTTGATAATACAGCTACGCATTGGTGGAAAAGTGAAGGAATACAATCAAAAACTCTTTGGAACGCACAAGTTGGAGGTACAAGTTTTGTAGCTGGTCATACAGATCACTTAACTTATAATTCATCTGATTCGGGTTTTAATAGCCAAAAAACTATTGACTTTAATCAAGGTGCTGATAGTAATTTTGGAATGTTAGTGACCGCTTCTGGTGACTTTTGGGGTGGTGCTGACGAAGCTTGGAGTGTAATAATGGTTATCGAAAAAACAGATCACAATAGTGGAACAAGTCTTGGTGATGGTATGTTTGTTCAAGTATATAACAATACTACAGATGGCTCATGGTCAGTAGATTTAGCTGGAGATCATACTTGGAGTAACTCATATGGAGAACAAGTTGGAGGCATTAGTGGATATGACAACCATGATTATTCATCTAGTACAAAAAAAGGTATTTTTTGTTTCCGTATGGATGCGAATGGTGCGAGTTCAGAATATAAATGGCAAGAATCAGGACAAAGTACTTTTACAAATGTAGCGACTGCAAGTAGTGCGCCTTCAAGTTTACCTACAAGTGGTTATACAAGATTAGGTATTGGTAATTTTCATAACACTACATCTACTAACCATGAGTGGAGTGGAACTATAGCTGAAATTGCATACTATAAAGGTATTAGGGTTGCTGATGCTGAACTAGCAAGGTTTTCAACTTACGCAAAAGCTAAGTTTAGTATTTAAAAAAACAATGACAAATCCATTAGATGAATTAATTAAAAAATACGAGGAGCAACTCGTATTAATACAAAAGCAAAAAGAAGAAGCAAAAAATGCTTATGATGTTGCCTGTAAAAATGAAGACAGGTATCAAGGTGCAATATTAGGTGTTAAAGATGCACAGGCACAATTATTATCTACAGAAAATCAACAGGAAGAAATAAAACCATCAGATGCTAAAAAAAATACAAGTAATAGATAATTTCCTATCAGAACAACAATTTAGATTAGCTCAATCTTTAATACTTGATTATGGGTTTCCTTGGATGTGGAATGATTCTGTCACCAAAGAAGTAGGACTTGCAGACCCAGATGAATTTCAATTTGTACACCTTTTTTATGATCCTTTATCTGGTGTAGTAACAGATTATCCTAAATGGTTAGATATAATTAAACCTTATGGAGATAGGATGAATCCAACATCGCTTATGCGTATAAAAGCAAACTTAAACGTAGCAACAAAAGAACATATAACTAGAGAGTTACACACCGACTTTGATGTGCCATGCACTACAGCAATAGCTTATATAAATACAAATAATGGTTATACATTATTTGAAGATGGTACAAAAGTAGAAAGTAAAGAAAACAGAGTTGTTATTTTTAATTCATCTTTGCGTCATGCTGGTGTTCCTTGCACAGATAAAAAAAGAAGAGTTGTAATTAATTTTAATTTTATTTAGTTTTTACAGGAATATTTCTGTCAATAATTCCATACATGACATAAAGCGGTGCTAATCCTATAATCAAGAAAAGTACCATAAATGTTATTGGTACACTTGCCTTAATTAGTGCTTCTTTAATCATGTTTCAAAAAATAGCTAACGTCTTGAGTATTGTATCTTTTCTAATGGTAACTTCTGTTATCGGTGGAGGGTACTTTGGATATAAATATGTAACATCAGAACAATTTAAGACAAAATTAATGAACGAAGTTCTTGGTAATGTACAAGGACTTATGCCAAAAGTTTTAGATCAAGAGTTACCAGAAATGACAAGTCCAGCATTACCTTTACCAACAAAATCTTTACCTAAGTTTTAATGAACTGCTGGCATTGTAAAACTGAATTGATTTGGGGTGCTGATGCTGATATAGATCAAGATTTTCAGCCTGTTCTTGCAGAAGAATATTCTATGGTAACTAATTTATCTTGTCCAAAATGTAATTCTTATGTAGAAGTATATAAACGTAAATATGCCTACGATTGATATTCCTAATATTTCAATTCCAGAAATAAAAATAGATATACCATTACATATTCCATATCAAGTATTAAACGTACCACCACCATCTATAAAATTACCAAGTTGCGTAAAATATCATAGAGATGCAAGTGCTAAGAATACTGCGTTATATAATGATGATCCAACAGGAACAATGATTTCTTGTCCCTATGGTTCTATGCCTACATTTGAACCCATGTTATATGACAGAAGAAAGATTGAAATTGTTGAAAATAAAGAACAAGAAAAAAGAGTAGAAAATACTGAGACACCAATACAAGAAGAAGTAAAACCAGATATACCGAAAGAAAAAAAAGAAATAAAAATAGTTCCTTGCCCTGGCCCTAAAGATCAGCGCATAAATGACTTTCGTAACAGTTCACGATTAGAGCGTGTTGTCGGCCATAAAAAAAGCGAAGATGGTACTAGATGTATAACTATCTATGAAGACGTTCCGTTTAAAGATCAGTACATTCCAGAGGTTTCTACTATTGTATCTACTGCTGTTATTGGCCTGGTCGCTGCCAGTAGTCCACTTCTTCTTAATATCATCAAACCGCTAGTAAAAAATATTGTTAAAAAGCTTACAAAGAAGAAAGATAAGATAGAATAAAAAAACCTTATTTATTTTGGCGAAGAATAGGGTGTCTAGGTAGACAAGTCTTACCGTACTTGTCTGCCGCCAAAAATTCCATTTTTGCAAGGTATAAACATAAGCAAGCTTTTTTACAAGCCCTTTACAGGTCAATCTGAAGGGGCATTTTTTATGGTTTTTTGATAATTTTATGATTATGTGGCAAGACTTGATTTGCTTGAGGCGTTATCTCAATATCGCTACATAAATCATAATAAGGGCTATCCTTTGCAAAACGTATTCCAGCAATCTTTTTTTCACCGCAATGCTTTAATCTTGCAAAATGCCAATCAAGTTCAAGGTTCTTGAGGGTTTGTTTTTGTATATTAGTTTGAGTTGCAGCAGCTTCTTTACATTGTTTCTGCAATCCTCTATCTAATGGAATAGAAAAGTTTAGAGTTATTCCTGTTCCAAGTGCATAGCTATCTTTATTTGTTCCAGAATAATTTAATTGATTATAAAGAACTACACCAGGGTTGTCAGGTGTGCCATCTCCTATAGCATTACCACTATCATCAAAATCTCCAACTATATCTGTTTGATCGTAAACAGGAGTTTCATAAAAATCTCTATAAGGTTTTCTGAAATTTGAATTAAAAGTAGTAAATGGAGTTATGGTCATCATTGCTCCCTGACATACAATCCCTCCGCCATATTGATTTGTATGAAAACTACCGTTGTTTACATTCCAGTTCTGATTAGTTACTGATCCGCTATTACTTTGGCTAACAGCATTAGCTAAAACTTTTATAGGGCTTAAGATTATTGCGAGAACACAGAGGTAGTAGTAGTAACGGACTCTGTTGTTATATCTCTTTGGATTGTGGTTATGTTCTGTAAACCAGGCCCATGATATGTTTCTGTAAACTGAAAAGAATTTCCTGATGTCGGATTCGTTTGTGTCCAGTTTGGTTTTATTGTCATATCTAATCCTGTCCATTTATAAGTAGTACCTCCTACAGTTCCATTAACTTCAACTGCGGTTGCTGCCATATTTCCTCCATCATGTGATATTCCTGTGCCTGTAACTGTATATTCGTAACCTGTTGAAAAATCTTTGCTAGTAATCGATTCTGAGAGAGTAGAAGTTGTAGAGGTTGTACTAGACATTGTCCCGGTAGTAAAATTAGGAACAATATTGGCATTAGCTGGTAAAACATATAAAAATAATAGTAATAAAAGCTTTCGCATGACTCATTAGTCTACCGTTACTGTGGTTACATATTGTCCAGTAGCAGTTGTGCCTTGAGATCCGGCTGTAAGTGTAATAACATGATTATCTACAGTACCAGCTAGGTTCGTTGCTGTTCCTCCAGATGTACTTGTTATATCACCAAAGGCACTTACTTCACCTGTGGTAAGACTTGTGCCTATGGTATCTCCAGTAGTATGTGAAACCGTGTAATTGAAGCTCTCGCCATCTGTTAACTGACTAGCTGTGATTGGCGTATAAGCGTTTACACCATTAGTTGCAGCACCTAATCCTCCAACACTTCCAGCAGTAGTTCCATCTGTTGTGGTAACTCCAGTTCCAGAAACACTATATGAGTTTCCAATACGATCTGCTGCTGTCGCTGCCGCAGAAACTTCTAATTTTACAGATGAACTGATAGACGAAGTTATATCAGCATAAACAGGGGAAGATGCTGCAAGAGCAAAAATAAACGGAAAAAGTTTTTTCATTTTTTAGATTTAGGGTCGATTACTTCTGCACCTTCAATTTTAATAGGTGTTTCTACCCTTATAGTCTGCACCATACCTTGGTTTTCTGCAACTTTGAGGTCTTTATCACTACGTTTTTTAGATCCTTCCAATCCAAAAGTAGCAAGCGCACCTGTTAATAAACTAGCCGGGAAAGTTATGTCTTTAGGGTCAGAACTATAGCCAGGTATTGTTATGTAGTTTAAAGTTACGATAAAACCGCTCCAAACCACAACGCCCAATCTTACGAAAAGACTGATGATAGCTAGTTGTTCTTCTTTATCATCCAAACCATCTTTAAGTTTTTGGAATGCGTTTTTCTTTTTTTGTTCTGTCATGGCTGTTTTCTGTCATAATAGTAATATATTGAGGAATCGTAAAGTGGTTGAAGTAATTGCAGCAGTCGGTGGAGCTTTGATGACAGCTTGCTTCGTCTCTGTTGGCTCTGTTTCTTATCGCGGTAGACAATCACGAGATGACCTTGTTCGTAATACAACCGCAATAGAATTATTATCAACAAAAATAGATGATATGCATGATGATATGAAAGAAGTGTTTCATCGCCTCAAGGAAGTAGAACTAGCAGTAGTAGAAATAAAACCAAGAAGATAAAAAAAAAAGACCTCTAGTAATAGAGGTCTAGTTCTTGCAGATATCTAGTGTAGCCTAGTTTCCACTAGTTACATACAAGACCCCACACACGCCGATAGATTAGCATAAAAAAAAGCCCCCTGTTCGGGGGCGGTGTTATTACTGCTTTATCCAGTAACCATAAACGCATCTGGTTTCATCTCTGCTTGGATTATAGGTGTCGTTTATAACGCCATCTATAACTGCACAATAATGACGAGTAACTCTAGCAATGACTCGGCCTGATGGAAGTTCATCTGACTTAAGATGGACTTTACATCCTGTTCCAATACCCATAGTAGAAACCCATTTAAAACCTAATGAGATCATGTAGTCTTTAAACCACTTGCGAGTAGTGCTAATACCGTGGCTGGCTGTTTTTTGCCTAGCAGTAGTTTTTCTACTGCGCTTAGTAACTCGCTGATTAGCGTTACCTTCTGCAAGTCGATTGTAGACTTCTTGATAAGGTAACTCTGCTGCGATTGCTACGGCCCTAGTAACACAGTCTCCTGTACGACCTTTGTAACCAGCATCGGCTCTGCCGCCGTCATTAAAATTAAATTCCATAATAAAGTGCAAAATGTAAGATGTAATGCCCTCCGAAGAGGGCGATAAACTAAGCAAAACTTAGCCAACTAATTTTGATTCCAAGCTTGTCAAACTTGTTAGCAATACTTTTAACAGCACGTTTAACTTGTCCGTAAAATTGTGGACTAACGTCAGACGCTCTATCCCAAGTACCGCAAGATATGCAATTATCAAGAATTTCTTTATCCAGTTCAGTTAAATGTTCTGGCAAAGATTTGAAATCTTCAAGATGTACATATAGGTCGTTAATTGCATAATCGGTTTTTTGTTCTGGTTGAACAATCCGTTCATGCCCTTCCCATATTTCAGTAATGGGTTCAGAAGTTGTATTTCTGTCACCATACTTTTGTATCATCTCATCTGTGTAGAAATCACATAGATTCTGAATAATACAATCTTCCGGACGATCGATAATAGTTTCGATCTCCAACTTTGTGAATTTAATCATTTTAAATTGTCGAGTTGCAAATTAGCCGATGCCTCCATCGGTTATCCTTATTATAAACCGGACTAATAAACAATAGGAACTTAGTGTGCCACTAATAAAATTGGCACAGTACCAGATTTGAAATTTAATGTATAATAAATATTAAGTAAAGGAAGCTGTAGGCAAGTTAATTAAATTTAACCTCTGACCGAAGATGATCCTTTGCTTAATAAACAAAGGAAGCTGTAGGCATATTGGCTCGATTCAATCTCTGCTCGAAGATGATCCTTTGTTTTTGAAGTACCAAGAGTCTGTTGGCACACTAGCTAGATCTAGTCCCTGTTCAAAGATAATCGGGTACTTATTTTTTTGTCTTTATTTAGTGTTTATAGTATGATTTATATAAGTCGGGAAGCCTGATGATCTATGCAAAGCAGATCTGAAAGCTATACGATCCTTGAT